GCACGCCTAAGAGTAGTACGTGTACAGTTACGAGAAACAGGATGCAATAGTCCATCTTTAGAAAGATGGCTAACCTGTAACTTGTCTCTCAACGATGGCTCCGAACTAAACTGAGCGCCGTAAAGCGCAACAGGATAGACAGCGTCATCTGTAACTGCCTTGGTGTAAGGGGTTTGGTCGAGGGTATAATACCCATGACCTTCCCAGCCTCTTCTTCGTAACGAGTGCCCGCCGATACTTCGGCGGTCCCACGAAACGACGAAATGGCCGTCACCAAAACCATCGGGACCTTTGAGCACTCTATATCTCGAATCAACGAGATCGTAGAGCCCATCATATAATACCTTATAGCGTGGGTCAAGAAGACCCTCACTAATTCGGTATATATGGTTACACCAGATCATAAGACTGGCGTTACTGGGTTTGCTTTTAAGGAACAATGGTCGTACTAACTCCCCTAAGAACCAGTCTTTACCACAAGACTCCCTAAAAGGGCCTTGATCAAAAGACTTTGTTTCATTTACTACAAATCCGAAGTGCTTTAACACACGACGGAGAAGTTGCACTGCTCTAGAGGGGACAATTATATCGTCACCATAGACACTCACATCCGTGCATTTGATTTCTAAGAAATCGCATACACTTCGTGAGAGAGCTAGGAAGATTAAACTTTCTAACTCAAAGGTGTAACCGTTACCCATAGAAGAGAATTTATTAAATTCATAATAATTCCCTTGAAATGTGTAGCGGGGACTCCTGCAGCTTTCTAGTAAATTGAACCATGGAAGCGGGAGCAATTCAAGGACTGTCATATACGAAATCGTATCTGACGCCGACTTGAGATCAATAGTAGCAAGGTTATTGGATAACGATCCAACTCTTGCCAACTCTTGATTCCGAGCCTGAGTTCTCAGATTGCAACCCGTTTTACGGAGACGTTTCTGAAGATATATACCTATCCCTCTTTGAATGAAACCATTCATTAAGGGTTCAGTACATATCGGACGATCGGTCTTCGCATTCTTAGGGACGAAGCCAAGTATCGACCCACTTACCACGTTAAAAGGAACAAGATGTTCCGAATTAGGTGGGGTGGGTACACCTCCTCTGGAGATGTATGAAGCCCAGGAGGGACATGTTTCCATGACCTTCTGTGCAATCGACTTGGCATTACCCGTAAGGGTAAGCTCCGCGGTCAACTTGTCATAAACACTTGTTGTTTTAGACAAGCCAACGTTGTTGCCAGGGCCAAACTTTACTGGTAAATCATGTAAACTAGGAACGTCGCCCAATATTCGTGAAATTTTACGTATTGCTCCATAAGTTATGGAGTTTAGTACGGGATCCCGGAAATCCGGGTCCTCACGAGTCATGAAACGATCGTTCGTTAATTTACAATCCAGTTCAGATTGGATGAAGCTCTGCATCGCTTCCTTCTCAGTGTCATAAATACTGGGAAAGAATTCCGACTTAGAGAAAAGCTTTACGCACTGATAATCGAGACGAAATTTGTCAGGATTATCGTAGTCAAGGGGATTTAATTCCATCGAAAGATACTCTTCATATGAAGCGTATTTAAGACGGAGATAAACTCCAAGACTAACAGGTGAGTTAACTTCCTCTAGGAACGGATTAACGGCGCAGACGAGTTTGTCAAAAGACAAATCTCGACGAACGGGGTTAAACCCACGTTCAAGCAAATGTTTTGTTTGCTTCTTCATTATAGTGCTCCAAAGTGGATGTTAGTATCAGAACCCTACTTCGGGTTGAAGTGTATCCTCATCTCGGTCCACTGTACAATGATACTCTAAATAATAGAGATCAAGAGTACAGTGAGCTTTTGATGAGATATACAAATCAAACCTTAGTAGGATAATGATTGCTAAAAGCAGGCCAAAGAATTTCAAAAGAAATAACTTTGTCCAGCGAACACGGGGTTTCATAGAAACCAGCCCTTAATAAGGGTTATCCATGTCCTCCACAGAGCTAGACACGACCGAGTGCGCCAGCAAGTTGCTGACGTACGCGACCAGGTCTGCTCTTTCCGCGGCAGTGCTACGATCCGGGACTATAAAATCAACATTACAGTTGAGACTATAGGCCACGGTCGGGCCAGGCGTAAAGCCTGACGCTGCAGTAGCTGCGGTTTCGAGCACCGGTACCCTGACACGTAACGTAACCTTGTAGTTACGGTTCGACGCCGTAGGCATACGGTGTCCCAACGTGATTGAAGGATAACCTGCAAACACACCTGACGATTTGTCATGGTATGAGACCAGGTCTTTCCCAATCATGGTGGGCTCAAAAGAATGAGCGGCCGGAACGGCATCATTCAAGGAAAGGGTTGAAATATTACCCATAATATTCTCCTTAATTGGAGGATTAAAAGACCGCAATGTTTTAGGCATCACGGAACGATGTTGGCAAAGAGCCAGTTGGTTTACCTTCTAAACGCACCACTAAGTAGTGCTAAAGAAGTAATGACTTTATCCCAGTTCATTAATTCATCCGGTGTTGCCACCGTCAGAATTTTTGTAGTACTGGGAAGCCCAGTGAGCAACGTACGTTTCATATATGCACCTTCACAGGTAGCATGTAGATCCGCCGGAGCTCCACGATATTCAGTTTGGTGATGTTCCCCTTTCCACGAATGGTGGTAAGAGTGACAACCCTCCTTGAACGTCGTACCGCTAAAAGCAGTCTGTGCTTGAATAAAGTCGCCAACCGGTAACAACCAGTCTACGACAAAAGAATAGGGAACAAGTTCCCAAGCTACTAATCCGAGGTTCATTAACCCCAGAGAAGCAGCATTTCTCATGTCTTGCTGTATGATCGATACTTTGACCGTATAGCCGTGACTGATAGTTACTTTGCCTGTGGTACTACTCGTATCGACGTAGTTACCCACGGACTTTGCATCAGTTTTGCGGCGTTTACTAACCTGGATAATGATATCAGCTGGCTCTTTCTGCCAGCCTTTAGACACAGCATCTGCTGCGCCTTGGATATCGTAAAGTAAGGGTTTCCACCCGTACTTCACTTCCAGCCAAGTATCCGCTGCGAACTGCTCCAAACCTCCACGTTTACGTGCAGTATTAGCCCTTCGGCTTATACTCCTTGCGTGTCCGCCGGATCCTATTAAAGAATCCTTAAGGGCACGTACATCTCCTTTTCGCAAAGATCTGTAGATATTTGCAATGCGAGATGCCGTAGACGCAATCATCGCAAACGCTTTGGGGGCTTCCGCCACCGCAACGAGTGCGTTGAAATCGATATTCGCTGCTTGCTGATATAACTCAGCAATAGCGAGACTCTGGTTTCGTGTTACAAAGTAATTGAAACTAGAGCTACCGAGGGGGCTTGGATTAGGACCAGCTACGCCAGAGGCGCCAAGCGCGTTCCAAACAGTACCTTGCCTATACCGGTCATTACTAACGATACCTTTATCGTAGTAGTAACCAATAGGGGTTTGGTAATTGCGCCAGTACATTTCGTACGGGTGCATTGGAAGCGGTTGATTAGTCGCAATATACGTGTTATAATCTGCAGTCCCGATTTTAGTCGGGGTCTTGTAGATATTACCCACAGTATTCGCGTCTATATACGTTGCCGTTCCACCGGACAACGGATTAGACTGAATATGTGAGAACTCGTAATAAGTGCGTTTAATTGCCATGGTGTAAAGATCCTAGTTGCAAAGTTTGTATAGCAACAAAGTGTTACTACACAAGAGACACCCACCGAAAGGTGGTTAGGGTATGAAAATACCCCAGACATCCTCCTGGATTACTCCAGGGGGG